CACAAAAACTATTCGGTATACCTGAAAAGATAAATGTATCTAAGACAGGTTTAAAGATGGTAAACCAGGACTCTGAGTTAGAGATGTTACTGAAAAAGTACTTTGGTACTATGGATATCGATAATATGCCTGATGAGTTATTCGCTGACCTAACTGGTGTAGATAAACAAGGTAAGCCTGTAGATTATGATACAAGTGGATTAAGAAAGTTTGCTAAAGATTTAAGTCAAGAAAGATTAAGACTATACACAAAGGGTAAGTTGGGTGTAATCATAGATGGTACTGGTCATAAGTTTGCTAAGATAAAGAAAAGAAGAAAAGAACTAATGGATATGGGTTACGATACCTATATGGTTTTCGTAAATACAAACTTAGATGTAGCCATGGAACGAAACGAAAAAAGGGATAGGGTAGTACCAGCAAGCATCGTAAAGAAAAGTTGGCAGGATGTACAAAACAATATGGGAGCATTTCAAGGTTTGTTCGGTGGTTCTAATTTTATGATTGTTCAGAACAACAAAGTTCTTTCAGATGCACAGATAAAGAAACATTTTAAGATGTTGGTTAGTAAAGGAATAGATAAGTTTCTTAAAAAACCACCAAAAAATCCCATAGCAAAAAAATGGATAAGAAGAGAAAAGAAACATCAGAAGATATTTAAAGATCCTGGTCAATCTAAGTTTTTTGAATCAATAAAGATACCAGTAAAAGTAGGAGATACTATCCTTACAGGTAGATTTAAAAATAAAAAAGTTATTGTAAAATCTATAGGTACAGATGACCACGGTATGCCAACTATTAATGGTAAAAAAGTTACTACATTTCGTTTACTAAAAGGTGAGAGTTATAAAAACTTTACTTTTGGTCCTGATTGGATACCAACATCTCTTGCACAACGTAAGAAAATGAAAAAATTACATAATAAACCAAATCGTAGTATGAGAGAAGCTCCTCGTGTACCTCGTAAAAAAGGACAACATCGTGGTTCAAAGTCTCATTCAGATTTGTATACTGATGAAAATCCAAAGGGTACAATAAAAGGATTAAAATTTGCAACTGTAAAGGATGCTAGAGCTTCTGTATCTAAAATAAAAAGTAGTGGTAGGTCACATGCACATAAGATACAAGCAGCTGTAGCTATGGAGCAGAGAGCTAGGGAGATGGGTAAGGCTTCACAAGCTGCTGTCTATCGTACATACATCAATAAGATGAAGAAGAAAACCAAAAAGAAGAATGAGGAGTTTGGAGCTCCTAAAGGATTCTTACCATCACCAAGTCGTAAGATGGTAAAGAAGATGAAGAAGAAAGGTAACACCTCAGTTCCTTATGGTAGTGGTTATAAGAAAGTAAATGAACAGAAACAAATCAAAAAAACAATCGGTATATTCGGTGGTAGATTTCAACCATTTCATAGTGGACATTTAGCTACATATAATTGGTTATCTAAACAAGTTGATGAAGCTTACATAACCACATCAAACATAAAACAATTACCAAGACATCCAATGGACTTTAAGGAAAAGGTTCGTCATATGGTAAAGATGGGTATTCCAAAAAATCGTATTGTTATGGAAAAGACACCTTATGTTGCAAACAACGTTTTAAAGAAGTTCGATTCTAAAACAACGGCGGTGGTTTATGCTTTTGGTCAAAAGGATGCTGGTAGACTTAAGGGTGGTACAAAAAAAGGTGGTGGTAAAACTTACTATCAAGAGTTTAATAAGAATAAGAAGAACTTAGAGGGATACGAAACACATGGATACATAACAACTGCTCCACAATTTGGTAAAGTTAGTGGAACTATGATGAGAAAGTTGTTAGGAGATCCAGATGTAAAGGATGACCAAAGGGTAAAAGGATTTAAAAAAGTATTTGGATACTATGATAAAGGTATCTACAATATGATGACTAATAAATTTAGAAAACTGTTTGAATCTATTGATGGATTTTTATCAGATGTTGATTTGAAAAAAATAATAAGTGAGGGAAGTTTTACTGCAGTAAATCCAACTGATGATGGCCCACCTACTTTTTATAGAGGTTTTAATGATTACAAGAAATTTTCTAAAAAATGGTTAGATGATATGTACAGAAATACTGGTTGGGAAGTCGTACAATATATTTTAAGTGATGGTGCTGTAAATCCAGATTTTGATTATACTCTAAATTATAATGTAGTACCTGCAGTTGCATATGGTCACAAACAATCTGGTGAATACGGAACTAGATTTGGTACAAATAATCCAATACAATCTTACAAAAATTATATAGAAGGAACTGTGCTACATAACATAGGTTATGAGTTGGTAAAATGGATGGGTATTACACCAGATGGTAAAAGTTATACTGGTGTAGAGGTAGAAACACCTGTCTTACCTGGTGTTGGTGATGATAATGTAGGTAATACCGAAAAGAAAAAACTAAAAGAATCAATTAATTTAGATGAAGAGGTAAATTTACTAATTGAGGGTGGAGCATATGGACATCTCAACCATCCTTTTGATGATAAAAATCTTACATTTTCAGATTTTAAGACACTAATTATTAATACCTTACAAGGTAAGCTTGATAGTGAGGGAGCAGTTACAGAAAAAACAGATGGTCAAAATATAATGATAAGTTGGAAAAATGATAAACTTATCGCAGCTCGTAACAAAGGACATATTAAAAATCATGGTGCTAACGCTCTTAGTATTAGTGGTATAAAAAGTATGTTTGCTGGTAGGGGTGATATAGAATATGCATTTGTATCTGCTATGAGAGACTTACAAAAAGCTTTAAAGGGTTTAAGTAAAAAACAAAAAGACAAAATATTTGGTGAGGGTAAAAAATTCATGTCATTGGAAGTAATTTATCCTAAAACAGCAAATGTTATACCTTATGATAAATCACTATTACAATTTCATGGTACAATTGAATACGATGCCGCTGGTTCTCCTATTGGTGAGGACAGAGGTAGTGCTAGAATGTTAGCTGGTATGATAAAACAGATAAACCAAAACATACAGAAGACGTATAGTATTACAAAACCATTTATAACTAACTTACCAAAAGTAAAAGACTTTTCAAAAAGACAAAGTTACTTCTTAGGTAAGTTGAAAAAGTTACAAAAACAATATAACTTAGGTGATACTGATACTTTGTCTGATTATCACCAAGCATATTGGATGGAATACATATTTAATGGTGCAAAACAAACTGATTATAAGAATCCGTCTAATGATGTTTTAATGAAATTAACAAAAAGATGGGCATTTTTCGATAAATCTTACAAAATTCCTCAAATTAGAAAAGATTTAAAAAAATATCCTAAATTTTTAAATTGGATTTTGACTACAGATAAAATCGACCATGCAAAATTACAAAAACAACATATTAGAGATTGGGAAGTTCTGTTTTTTGAGTTGGGTGCTGAGATTTTATCTAATCTTAGTGATTTTATAGCAGCAAATCCATCAAAAGCAGCTCAACAGATAAGAAAAGATTTAAAATCTGCAATAAACAAGGTAAAAAAGTCAAAAGACCCGAAAGTTTTAAACACATTAAAAACTCAATTAGATAGATTAAATGCAATTGGTGGTTTAAAGTCAGTCGTACCATCAGAGGGTATAACTTTTGTGTTTAAAGGAAAATTATATAAGTATACTGGTGCATTTGCTCCAGCAAATCAAATATTAGGAATGTTAAAATTCGTATAGGAGAGGTTATGGCAGGATATAGTAAAGAAAGTAAAAGACAAAACGATGCATTGAAGTCAATTTTAGATGGTGGTGCACCAGAAAAAAGAGTACAAGTTGGTTATGAGGGTAAGAAACAAGTTAGTGGTGACCAAATAAGTCCACTATCAGATGTAATGAAAAAAGCTCGTATGCCTTGGTTTTGTCCTAAGTGTGATAAGATAATGAAAAGTAGACATGATAACAAGATGTGGTTATCATATGGTCATTGTTTCAATTGTCAGATAGATTTTGAAAATAAACTTGCTGTAAATGGTAAGTTAGATGAATGGAAAGCTGATAAGGAAAGAAAAAATAAATTAGCATGGATACGTGACCAAAAACAAAGTATAGAAGAATTTAAAAAACAAGATGCACCTGAATTTTATCAACAATTTAGACCAGATGGTCATTCTATAGATAAAGAAAAATGGGATATAGATAAATCTGCTATTATTGAAAAAGCAGATGAAGCATTAGAATATTTACAGAGTTTAGAGGATAGTTTAACCTAAAATGAAAAGAAATAAACAAGGACAATTAAAAGAAGTAATAAAGAAAGAGTACATCAAGTGTGCTTCCGATCCTACGTATTTCTTAAAAAAGTTTTGTTTTATACAACATCCAATAAAAGGTAAAATTCCTTTTAGTCTATATGATTTTCAAGAAAAAACTATAGAGGATTTTGTACAACATAGATTTAATATTATTTTAAAAGCAAGACAATTAGGTATATCTACAATTACAGCTGGATATTCTTTGTGGATGATGACATTTCATCAAGATAAAAACATATTAGTTATTGCTACAAAACAAGAAGTAGCAAAAAACTTAGTAACTAAGGTAAGAGTAATGCACGCCAACTTACCCTCTTGGTTAAAACAAAAATGTGTTGAAGATAATAAGTTATCATTACGATACAAGAATGGTTCACAGATAAAGGCTGTATCGAGTGGTGAGGATAGTGGTCGTTCAGAAGCTCTATCCCTATTGGTTCTTGATGAAGCTGCTTTCATTGATAAGATTGATGGTATATGGGCTGCAGCTTCTCAGACACTATCTACTGGTGGTCAATGTATCGCATTATCTACACCCAATGGTGTTGGTAATTGGTTTCATAGAACTTGGATGGATGCGGAAGATGGATTGAATGATTTTAACTTTATTAAGTTACATTGGACTGTACATCCTGATAGAGCAGATGAGTGGAGAAAAGAACAAGATACACTTTTAGGTCCTTCACTAGCTGCTCAAGAATGTGATTGTGACTTCATCACCTCTGGTCAATCTGTTGTTGATGGTATCATATTAGAAGAGTATAAAAATACTCAAGTAAAAGAACCAATTGAAAAAAGAGGTATAGATAGTAACGTTTGGATATGGGAACCACCAAATTATACAAAAGATTATATAGTGTGTGCTGATGTAAGTCGTGGAGATTCAACAGACTATTCAGCGTTTCATATATTAGATATTGAAAGTTTAGAACAAGTAGCAGAATATAAAGGTAGAATGTCTACAAGAGATTTTGGAAACTTATTAGTGAACATTTCTATTGAATATAATGATGCTTTACTAGTTATAGAGAACAATAACATTGGTTGGGCTACGATACAACAATGTATAGATAGAGAATATCAAAATTTATTTTACATGAGTAAAGATTTACAAGTAGTTGACGTACACAGACAAGTTAATAATAAGATTAATAGAGCTGAAAAACAATTAGTACCGGGATTTACAGTTACACAAAAGACAAGACCACTTGTAATAGCAAAATTAGAAGAATTTTTTAGAGAAAAGTTAGTAACTGTACACTCAAATCGATTAATTGACGAGTTGTTTGTATTTATATATAATGGTAGTAGGGCAGAAGCAATGTCAGGATATAATGATGACCTTGTAATGTCTTATGCTATGGGATTATGGATAAGAGAAACAGCATTAAGGTTGAGAGCAGAGGGTATAGAACTACAGAAAAAAGCAATGAACAGTATAACATCTAATCAAGGTGTTTATACACCAACAAATAACCAAAATGATTCTTGGACAATGGAAATAAAAAAAGAAAAAGAATCATTAGATTGGTTATTATAATATAGAGGTATAAAATGGCTGATACAAGTTTATTTAGCAGACTACAAAGATTATTTTCAACTAACGTTATTGTTAGAAACGTTGGTGGTAGAAAATTAAAAATTAGCGATACTAGTCGTACACAATCAATTTCTAAAAGTAATTTAATAGATAGATATCAAAAAATATTTACAGGTGCAGGTCTTAGTGGATACTCAGATGCATTGATGACGAAATCGATGAGACTTAATCTGTTTAAAGATTACGAACAGATGGATTCAGATGCAATTATATCATCAGCACTTGATATATACGCGGATGAGTCTACAATGAAATCTGAATATGGTGAAGTATTACAAATTAACACAGACAATGACCAAGTAAAAGAAATATTACATAATTTATTCTATGACATTGTTAACATAGAATTTAATTTATGGCCTTGGATTCGTAATATGTGTAAGTATGGTGATTTCTTTTTAAAGTTAGATATCCATGAAAAATATGGTATTACAAATGTAGTTCCTCTACCTGTTTATGATGTATCAAGATTAGAAGGAATAGATCCTGAAAATCCTGAGTATGTTAAATTTTTAATAGAATCAACTACAACTGAACATAGATATAAACAAGAACAATCTTCTACTAAAGAGGAATTGGAAAATTATGAAGTAGCTCATTTTAGATTACTTTCTGATTCTAATTACTTACCTTATGGTAAATCTCAAGTAGAAGGTGCTCGTAAGATATACAAACAATTAACTCTTATGGAAGACGCTATGTTAATACATCGTATTATGAGAGCACCAGAAAAAAGAGTTTTCAAACTAGACATTGGTAACATACCACCAGCAGAAGTTGATAATTATATGCAACAAGTAATTAATAAAATGAAAAAAGCTCCTGTTGTTGATGAAACTACTGGTGATTATAATTTAAAATATAATATGCAAAACATTACTGAAGATTTTTTCTTACCAGTTCGTGGTGGAGATAGTGGTACAGATATTTCTAGTTTACCTGGTTTAACATATGAGGCAACAGAAGACATTGAGTATTTAAAAAATAAATTACTATCTGCTCTTAGGATTCCAAAAGCTTTCTTAGGATATGAAGACCAAATCGGTTCTAAGGCTACTTTAGCTGCTGAGGATGTTCGTTTTGCTAGAACAATAGAAAGAATACAAAGGATAACTTTATCCGAGTTAACAAAAATTGGAATTGTTCATTTATATGCACAAGGATATCAAGATTCAGAGTTAACTAATTTTGAATTGACTCTTACAAACCCATCTACTATTTACGAACAAGAAAAGATTGAATTATGGAATAATAAAACTTCTCTTGCAGATGCAATGGTAAGGGATGGTCTACTTTCTACAGAATGGATTTATAAAAACATATTTAATTTTACTGAAGAACAAATAAAAGAGATGGATGAACAGATAACATTTGATTATAAGAGTAAATATCGTCGCTCACAGATAGAAGCTGAGGGTAACGATCCTGCTAAGACTGGTCAATCTGTTGGTTCACCATCCGATTTGGCTTTAGGTAGAAGTGGTCATGAACTTGGTGATGAAGGTGGAGCACCAGAAGGTGGTTTTGAAGGTGCTGGTAGACCAAATGAACCTAATAAGTATGGAAAAGATAGTGGTGTTAGGGGAAGAGATCCTCTAGGTGCACATGATAAGAAAAAAGGTGGTAGTGGTGCACCAAAATATGGTAAAGCTTTAGCGTTGGCTCATTATGATTCTCTCAAAAAGTCAATGACTTTTAATAAAAAAGAGAGAGAAATCATAACTGAGGTGTCAGAATTGGAAGAAGAGTACAAAAACGAAGTAAGTTCTTTCAGTAATGACAAATCAAATGATTAATTATTGTTTAACTTTATATTTATTTATGAGTAAATATATATACATACGGAGTAACTTGTAATGGCTCAAAAACTAAAACACTCGAAGATTAAGAATACTGGTATTCTCTTCGAATTATTGACAAGACAGATAACGGCTGACGTATTGGCTGGTAAATCAACCAAATCAGTTGGAATCTTAAAAAAGTATTTCAATGAAAATACTGAGTTAGGAAAAGAGCTTGAACTATACAAGTTACTTTCTGAAAAAAATTATACATCAGAGGTTAAGGCTAATGATTTATTGAATGTTGTAATTAAACAACGTCAAAAACTTAGTAACTCTAATCTTCGTAGAGAGAAGTATAATTTGATAAGTTCTATTAAAGAAAATTATAATGTAAATGATTTCTTTAATGGTCGTATTCCTAATTATAGATTACTTGCTTCAATCTATAATGTATTCCAATCAGAAACTACAAGTGAGAAATTTAAAGCTAACCATATAGTCAATTCTAGATTTACTGTTTTGGAAAACATTACTCATAAAAAAGTAGATGAAAAACAATTTAAAGAAAAAGTTTTAAAAGAATATTCTAAAGAGGATAAAGATTTAAGACTTTTAGCTTATCAAATACTTGTAGATAAATTTAATTCTAAATACAAAACTTTAGATGAATCTCAAAGGAAACTTTTAAAAAATTATATAAATAATATTAGTAATACAAATTCTTTAAGAGAGTATGTTGATACTGAAGTTGTAAAAATTAAAAAAGAATTAAAAACACAATTACCAAAAGTAAATGATAAGATTACGAATATTAAATTAACTGAAGCTATAAACCAAGTTGAAAATTTAACTAAAGGTAAGATAGTAAATGAAAAACAAGTTTTAACTTTAATGAGATATTACGAACTTATTAAGGAGATTAAGAATGTCCACAAGGGATAAACTCAAAGAGATTATCAGAGAGTTAATCAGACAAGAACTTGAAGAAGTATCTGTAACAGGTGCTATTGATGGTGGTGAAGGTCCACCTAGAACACCTTATGCATTTAGTGGTGGTAGAAAGAAAGATAAAGATAAAAAGAAAAAGATAACTCAAGCAAGTGGATATGAAAAAGTAAATGAAGGTAGATATCACGACTATAGAAACGATGAAACAATGACACCTAAACAAAAAATAGGTCGTTCTATGAGAGAGATTAGAGATAGTCTCAATGAATTAAATAGATTAGTAAAGATGAATGTTCGTCTTAAAAATGAATTGAATGTAGATTCTAGGTCATATTGGAAAAATACACATAAGGCTTTAAATAAAATTAGCGAAAGGTTAGTAAAGTTAGCGAACAAGGTCGGACAACTACAGTAGGTTTAGATATGCCTTTTGAAGATAAGAAGAAGTCCTATATGGATACTCTTTTTAGTATTGCTACTCTGTTAAAAAGATGGCAGGTAGAAATACAAAATAAAGATGTGGATAAGAATTATATGTTAAGAAGACTTAACCAATGGATAGAACAATTAGAAAGTCTTAAACACGAAATAATGATGGGAAGAGACAAATGAAACAACTAATAGTAGATTATTTACCTTTTGAGGTAAGACCAGAACAAATAAACGAATCCATGAAAGAGAATAGTGGTAAGTTAATTGTTAAGGGTGTTTTACAAAGAGCAGAAGCTAAAAATCAAAATGGTAGAATTTATCCTCGTGAAATACTAGAACGTGAAGCGGATAAGTATACAACGGAGTTTATAAAACAAAGAAGAGCAATGGGTGAGTTAGACCATCCTGAATCATCAGTAGTAAATTTACAAAATGTTTCTCACAATGTCAAGGAAATGCATTGGGAAGGTGACAATCTACTAGGTACAGTTGAAGTTCTTGGAACACCAAGTGGTAACATATTAAAAGAATTATTTAAGAGTGGTATCAAGTTAGGTATCAGTTCTCGTGGTATGGGTTCAGTTGAGACTGTAAACGAAGGAGATGCACAACAAGTACAAGACGATTTTGAACTTATTGCATTTGACTTTGTTAGTAATCCATCTACACATGGTGCTTTTTTACATCCAACCAATGAATCAATAAATGAATCTAAAATAGTTGGTAGAACATGTGGTGATTATTGTAAAGTAGAATCGATAATCAACGATATAATGAGGGGAAGTTAATTGATTAAATTAAAAGAATTAATCAAAGAAAAATGTAATTGTGGTAGTTCTTGTTGTGGTATAAACGAAAGTATTGAAGATAGGAATAAAGCAAAGAAAAAATTCCAATCTCTTGCAAAACTTGAGGGTGGGTTTAGAGATAAAATGTTTAAGTTAGAACAGGCTTTTTTAGCAGATGCAAGACCAGAAAATCGTGAAGCTGCAAAACAATTGAAAAAACTTTATAAAGATAATGTAACTAACTTTATGAGAGAGGCCGCTAAACTAACTAAAAAATTAAAATAATGCCTTCTGTATCTAAAAAACAACAAAAGTTTATGGGTATTGTTAGGGCTATACAAAAAGGTGATACTCCAGCATCTAAGTTTTCTAAGAAAGCTAGAGATGTTGCAAAAAGTATGAAAGGAAAAGACGTGAAGAAATATGCTTCTACTAAACATAAAGGTTTACCTACTAAGGTAAAGAGTGAAAATAAACTTTTTGAAAACCCTGCAGCTATTGCAGCTGGTGTTAGAGCAGCTATGGCAAGGGCAAAAGAAAAAGAACTTTCAGCCGGTGGTGGTAAAAAAGTAAAAGTCAAAACAGCGTTATCTAATAAAAGTCATCCTCAACACAAACAAGCAAAGGGTATCATTAGTAGAATAAAAGACAAAGCAAAAGCTATGTTATCTAAAGCAAAAAAGAAGAAAAAAGAAGAACCAAAAAAACAATCTAAATCTGATGCTAATTTCTATGCAAGACAGTTTGGTGGTACAGTTGAAGGTTTTGGTGGGGAACTAAAGGGTTCAAAAAAGAAAAAATTTGAAAGAGCTAGAAAAGAAAATGCTGAACAACTAGGATATCAACTTACTGGTAAAAGTGATGTTAATGAATCTGTAAATGAGAATAGAGAAATAGATAAAGTATATGGTGATTTCGAAGTTCTATTAAGGGATTTTGAAAAAAAGTTTATTAGTTTATCAGCTCAAGCTGGAAGAGCAAACGATGATAAAACAGATGAGAGAATTTTTTTAAAAACACTTAAAAAACATATCATCCCTCTTTACAGTATGGTTCGTTCTTGGAATAGGAGCACTAAGCGTGATTAAGTTAAAAGAATTACTAAACGAAAGAATGGATAAAAGACAAGCTGGTGAAACCTTGAAACAATTAGGTGGTAATAGATTTATTGCTATGACGGGTGCAAAGAATTTTGCTGTTGGGCCTAAAGGAATGGGTTTTAAAATTGGTAGAAATGCTAAGAATGTAAATTACGTAAGAATAGATTTAGATAGAGGTAAAGACTTATATGATATGTATTTTAACTTTGTGTCCGTAAGGGGAGTTAAGGTAAAATCAAAAGTAAAAGGTGTTTACGCTGACCAATTACAAGGAATGTTTACAAAACACACTGGTATGTATACTAGTTTGTAAAAAAATTAATAAGTATATATTTATATTAAAACAGAGGATTAGATATGTCTAAGAAAATTAAATTAAAAGATTTGTTAGAAGAAAATTTTAGTATTGCTGGTGGTGTTGTATCACAGAATGCTTTTAATGATAATATGAGTTTATCTAGAATTGTAAAAGAAAAGTATGGTGATATTGGTGAAGATAAAATAGACGTAAAAGGTTTAACTACTGAACTATCACAATATAATGATATAGGTGAAGCTATATTCGGTAAATCAAACATATCAAAAATCTCTGAAAAATTAAGTTGGATTGCTGGTCAAGCTAAATCTCACACTCTAAGTGAAACAGAAGATTGGTTTGATAAGATTACAGTCAATCGTAACATGAAAGAACTTACTGGTTTATCTAAACAATTTGGTAAGATTGCTCAAGAGTCTAAATCTTTACAACAAAGACTTGGAGCTCTATATGAAGATATGGGTAATATACTTGGTAGATATTACGAGATTGGTGAGAAACATGTACCAGGTCATGATTCAGATGATATTGAAACTGCTGATATAGAAGAAAATGCATATGAAAAATTCTTTCAAGGTGCAATGAAAAAATTTGGTATTAGTTCACCAGATGAATTAGATGACGATAAGAAAAAGAAATTTTTTAATTATGTAGATAAAAACTACAAAGCAGATAACGAAACAGATTAGGGGGATACGTGATATACGTAAAGGTTTATAATAACAATATCGAAAAAGCATTAAGTAAATTTAAGAAAAAAGTCAAAGAATCAAAATTGATGGTAGAACTAAGAGAAAGAGAGTTCTACACTAAAAAATCTCTAAAACGAAAAGAGAAAATAGCTAAGGCTAAATTAAGAAGAAAAAATCGTATCGAAAATTAATTTTTTATATATTTATATATACAAAAAACAAATACACTACGGTCTTTCCGACCATCTTGTAGTGTAATCATGAATGTAATTCTATTATAGTTCCTAATAACTATATTAATTCCAAACGGAGAAATAATAATGGATGATCTTTTAAAAGATGCCATTGCTGATGCTAAAGCTGTTCGTGAAACTGCTTTAGAAAATGCTAAAATCGCTCTAGAAGAAGCTTTTACTCCTAGACTACAATCTATGCTTTCTAAGAAAATTCAATCTGAAATGGAACACGAAGACGAAGTAGACGAAGAACGTGGCGATGAAGATGAAGTTGAAGAAATGCGTGGAGATGAAGACGAAGTCGAAGAACGTGGTGAAATGCGTCGCGACGGTGATGAGATTGAAGACGAAGGTATGCATGGAGATGACGAAGATGAAGTTGATGAAATGCGTGGAGATGACGAAGATGAAGTTGATGAGTCTGATATAATCGAAATCGATGGTGTAAAGTACACTCCTCTAGTATCTGAAGAAGAAGACGAAGATGAGATGGAAGAAGGAGAAGAAAGAGGCGATGATGACGATGTGGATGAAGACCTAGACCTTGACGAAATTCTTAAAGAATTAGACGAAGAGGAAGTCAATGAAGAAGAGGAAATCGAAGAAGTAGAAGAAGTTGACGAAGATGTTGATGAAATCGAAGAAAACGATGTATCTTCTGGTACAGGTAAAGGCGATAATGCACATGACAAGAAATCTGGTGATTCTACTGATATAGGTAAAGCTGGTAAAGCAAAACATACTGAGTCTGTTGAAGTATCTGAAGGTGAACATGAAGACGAAGATGATATGGATGAAGATATTGACCTAGAAGAAATTGTCAAAGCCCTTTCTGAAGAAGAAGATGAGGAAGAGAAGAAGGATGAAAATTCTAAACTCCAAT